ATATTTGTTGGGTGCAAATATAATATTTGCTTCTGGAATACAATGTTCTATAAATGTAGGTAAATCCGTACCATGCTCTTCGACCGGCGCCGTATGCATTAACATACAAATCTTATCTCGTTTATCTTCAGGTAACGCCTCTCTGAATTTATCAAATGCCAACATAGCATCCATTGGTTGTTTTCTACGAATATTTCTATTATTCCAATATAGAACAAATTCATATTCTTTATCACCAAAAATGGATTGTTTAAATTCTTTTGGAACTTCTACTGGTTTATATAAATCAGAATTAATACCATGTGGTACATAACTCACTTGCCAATCGGCTGGAGGTGTCCAATGTTTTTCTTTATCCCAACTCCAAACTCGTTTGGTGATACCATATGTTTGTTTTGAAATACATCCAATCCAATCACAACTTTCGTAGTAATTTCTATTATATTTTGGGTCTGGTAAATCATCCCAAATGTGATAGAAGAAAAGAGGAACTGATTGGCGAATTTCATGCTCAATCTCATATAACCATAACCAATATCTCGGGTCGGTAAAGTGTAGAATTGCATCGGGTTTTTCAACCATTAATAACTGACGGATAATATCAGCATTACCATAACCATCAAATGGATAGATTTTAACTAATGCATCTTTTACACCTGTTTGTTCTCTAACACTATCGTTTAAATCTAAAATTTTCCCTGCTTCGGGATGTTTAATTGCTGCACCTAATTGAACCCAATTGTACTTATCTAATGTACCTAATACTAATTGTTTAGATACATTAGCTATACCACTCGTCATTCTAAGGTCATCTGAAAGTAACAGAATCTTCTTTTTTGCCATAACTTATTTTGTTTCTTAAAATTGTGAACCACTTATTTGTAAAACAGTGTATTCATTTAATTGTTTTCTAAATTGTTCGTTTTTTGTGTAAAGGTCTAAGGTTCTATTAACGAGTTTTTGAAAATTGATACCACCATGTATTGTGATAATCTTAAAGTCCTCATCGTATAACCTTTTTATAACCTTAACAGTTGTTAATTTTAAATCTGCCATAGTTGTTATTATTTGTATATACATATATATACAAAAAATTATTTTCCATCACAATGTGTTCCTAAAAACTCACACCAACTACATAGTTTTGATGGCTTTTTGAAAAACCCTATATCAGTTCTATATGAACCATCTTCATTAAATACGTTACCTACAAATTCAGTAAATCCTTTCCATGCTTTATTCATAGATGATTTGCCACTAGCAGGTACGTGTCTACTAATACGGGGAATATGATAATCTGCATTTTCTGATACCTTACGTTTTAGAATCATAAATTCCACATCAATGATATCAGGCGAAATACTTAATAACTCTGCATAAAATTTCTTATATAAAAGTATTTGAGTATTTTTAACCGGGTCTGATTTTTGGTATTTGCTCCAACCTTTAGTAGATGTTTTGAAATCGGTAATACGATATCTGCCAGTTGTTTTACTTCTAACAATGAAATCTATAAATCCTAAGAAGTTAACGTGTTCACCTATCTTAGTATTAATAACTTGCTCAATAGCAACTAATTCATCATCTTGTAAAGAAAAGAAGTTATTGAAGTTTTTTGATTTCTGAAAGTAATCTAAAATTAGATATCCATCTTCTAAGAACTCTACTAATTCTTCTTTAGAACATATAGGGTCTTTTCCTTCGTTGGATTCTTTGATAAAAAATTCTCTCATCTTTTCTTTAAGAAAAGCCTTCGTATTCATCCCCTTATCAGCTTGTGATTTGGAGATACGAAGGCATCTACTTAAATACTCTTGCAATGTTTCGTGCATTGCTGAACCAAATACAGAATGTATATTGGATTTTGATGTGGATAAACCATCTATATAAGATAGTTTATATTGTTGTGGACAATTACTCCACATACTATATTGTGAAAATGATACTCTAGCCATATAACAAATATACGAATTTTATTTCAATAAACCAAAGAATTATATCTTTAATTTAAGTTTCGTAATTTGTTTTTTCTCTACGCCATACATTTCACAAATATATTTTATATTCTCTCTACCTTCTCTAGTTGAGTAAAGGATATCTATATATTCTAATGCCTGTGATTCTGGCACCGAATAATCTTTCTTAATCAATTCAACTAAAAACTCCTCATACTTATCTTCGGATTTGCCTTTAGTATATTTTAAATATTGCTTACCTTTTGGTAAAACGCCAATATATAATTTGTACATCTCCTTTGGTTGAAGAGTTTGCGTTAAGGGTAATAGGGATGCAATTAGTTCAACCCATTCCGGCTTCATAGAAAGGAATCGATTAATCATAAAGTTACTCCACGATTTTAAATCCTCTTCCGATAATTTATCGAAATAGTTTGGGTCTTGCTCCGCCGTAATTGCATTAAGATGGTCGAATAACTTTTTAACTGCCATTATTTTTCTTCTTTTGGAGTTTTCAATTCATCGGGTAAAAACTCTTGTAATGGTTTACCACAATTTGTACATAAGAATACTTCGAATGGCATAACAGTATCTTTTTCACCACCTGTTAATAATTTAGAAGCCTTACGGAATCTATAACCCGGCATAAAGATTAAATTACCACATTCGCATGGTACATCTCGTGTATCTTTTAAATCAATCTGCGGTTGTTGAAATTGTTCGTTTATCATTTTATAATATTTAAAATTTGAATAATTGTGCTCATAAACACTATCTCTTTATCTACTACTAAAGCATCTTTTGATAACCCATCTGCTATGGTAAGTATCACATTTGCTGTATTTCCAGCAGCGTAATCATCTACCTTATCATATAACATAGAATACATTTCTGAATAATCATTTAATCTATTATCAGCTACTGCTTGTCTAATGTTTATGAACAAATTTCGTTTATCATTTGATGATTTAAGTAGTTCAATTAACTTAGTTTGAAAATTGGATTCAACCATAATTGCATGGTCTACTTTTAATTCTCCTTTTGCCGATTGTAGTTGGCAAGTATTTAGGATTCTACGAATATCTGGATAATATGAACTTACGATATCAGCTACATTCTTAATATCATATGTAATCTTTTCAGAATCTAATATTTTTGCTACCTGAATTGCCACATCCTTTTTAGTCGGAGGTGTGATTGCGAAAGATTGACATCTACTCTGAATCGGGTCTATGATTTTCTCAATGTAATTACACGTCAAAATAAAACGGCAATGCTTACTGAATGTTTCCATTAAGTTACGAAGGATTGCCTGTGCGTTTGGAGTCATATAATCAAACTCATCTAAGATGATTACTTTGAATCCAGAGAATCCTACCGATGATGCGAATCCTTTTACTTTGTTACGAACTGTATCAACGTTATTCTCATCCGATGCGTTGATAATCATAAAGTCACATTTGATTGTGTTTACGATTAGTTTAGCCAATGTGGTTTTACCCGTACCCGCTTTACCATAAAGTAGTAAGTGAGGGATATCGTTGTTATCCAAATATTGTTGAATTGTTTCTTTGATGGTTTCATTACCAACATAGTCAGCAAGAGTTTGTGGGCGGTATTTTTCCACCCATAAGCTATGCTCTCTTTTATTAATATCGTTTGCGAAAAAGCTCATATTGTATTATTTTCCTGTTGAACCGAATCCGCCTTGGCCTCTTTCGGTGTTATTTAATTCATTTACTTCTTCAAATTCAATTGTTGGATGTGGGATAATCATAATTTGCATAATTCTATCACCAACTCCATATAAAATTTGGCCATCTTTAGATAAAGATTTTTGATTAAAAGTTGCTTGTATTTCACCTCTATAACCACTATCAATCACACCTACTGAATTACTCAATGATAAATCGGTTTTACGGATAGATGAACGAGGAAATGCTAATCCTACAAATCCTTCTGGTATTTCCATTGCTAATCCTGTTCCGTATGTAACTTGCGTACCATCAAACTTAATTGATGTTGCTACTAAATCCATACCGGCATCCCCACTTTTTGCATAGGTGGGGATAACGGCATCGGAATGTAATTTTTTAATCTTTACTTTCATTTTCTTTTTTTCTTTCTAATTTTGTTTCTTCAGAAATTGGTCTCGGAAAGATTTTAAATATCATTCCATCTTGTTGGAAATTTAACCCCTGTCCTTCAACTGGTTCAATTTTCATTTGTAATGGTGCAGCAGTTTCGCCTTCATTTGAGAATGCAAATACTACCGGCTCATTGTTAAAAAATTGAAAACACCATTCTGCATCTGCAATTGGGTTTGCTTCAGGTACTCCAATACTACCTGCATCTTGTTGTTGTAATTCCTCTTGTGGAAATAAATCTAATTGTTCTGCCATTTTTATTAATTTGAGATTTCTACTAAATAATATTTACATACGAATTCATCTATGATAAATTCAACGTGTGCTAATCCATCTACTGATACGTTTAGTTTAGCAGATGTTGCTTCTTTATTAGCCGTTAAGATTTCTTTAAGATACTTAGCGGAGAAAGAGATTGGTTTAACTTCACCAGCGTAACCTTTTTGGCAAGTGAACGTTACTCTATTTGTGGAAATAGTTGAATAACCGATTGCCATTTTCAAATCACCACCTTCAGTAAATACAGTGAATGTATCGATATCTGATAATGCACCCTTTGCTTTGATAAACTTATCAATCATAGTAGATGCCATTTCAATTGAGATACCAAATTCAGGTAATACTTTCAAATCAGGTACAACAGGAATTACACCCAAATCAGCCAATTGATACGAAGTTTCAGTTTCTTCTGAATTTAACTTCAATACAGTTGCTCTATCGCCAACCATATCAACATTTAAAGATAAATCATTATCTAAAATGCCTAATAAATTTTTTAACAATGATGTAGTGTAAATACCAACATTGAATGGTTTTGATGTAAAGCCATTAAAATCCACTTCACCCAACATAGTCTTATCATCTGAAATGAAACGTACAGATAGTTTGTTTCCTTCTGCATTCCATGCTACTGATTCGATAACTCCACCTAGTGAATACTTTTGGATGAATCTTTGTAAATTTTGTTTGTTCATAATCTAATTTTTAAATTTTATTTTTATTGTTATTGTGTAAATATACGAAAATATTTCGAATGTTCCAAATTAAAATGAGAAAAACTTTTTCGCAGTTAGGGTTTCAGTTGAAGCTTTTTGCCATTTAAGTGCGGTATAGAAGTCATCAACCTTATTTTCCATATCCGATGCATATAATTTATCTCTATCAATATATTGTTCTACGAAATCCATAATTTCCTTTGGGTCATTATAATCCTTAAAAGCCACAGTCTCCAACCCTAATGGATTATTTTTAAGATATACCCATTTTACCTTATCACCATCTCTAATTGGTTCGTGCTTAAATGGTGCATTAAAGAACTTTAATAATCGATTATAAGTAATTCCAGCTTTAACGTGCGCTGGAGTTCCTTTTTCAAAAGATGCAATTGATAACCCACTATCTTTTCTCCAAGTACCATTATCATATTTACTTAACTCTTTGATTGCTCCACCCTTTGCTATCTTATTAACCGGTAAATTAATCATACTAGCTTTAAATGCTAATAACTTTCTATCAACGTATTCATTATCCTTACCCATTAAGATATCTTTCAACATACCACTCATTTGGTCCTGAAATGCTTTGGGGAAAGATGAACGAACTACATCCAATCCTTTAACATCTAACTTATCGCAAGGGATACCATTCTTCAATACCATCCATTGTGCATATCTCTTCTTTGCTACCCAAAATCCTGCTTTACTGATGAATTCCTTTTTAATTTCAAACCTATGTTTTTCTTTTGGAATAAAAAAGAATCTTTCAGCCAACATATCATAGAATGAGTTTAAGAATGTTTGTGTTTCGGTTGCAATATTATCCACTTCAACTGCCATTCTCTTTTCATCGAATGTTTTATAATCTGGGTATCTATGTTTTACCAAAGGTTCTGCCATCATATAGATTGAATCCGTATCAATATAAACATTGTAGTCATCGGTTGTTCCTAATTCTTTCCAATATTTTCTATTTGCCATCTCCGCTGTTTTCTTAATAACAGTTTGACCCGTAACCGTAACTGCCTCTGCATTATCAATATCGTAAAACCGAAAGGCAGGAAGGCCAAGAACACCATACATAGAATTAAGAAGAATCTTCTGAACCAACTGCCTTTTAGCATAAAAGTCATATTTCTCCGTATCACCCGCTTCACCATATTGTTTTTCTAATTTTCTGAACTCAACACGCTTTTCAAACCAATCATTTAAAATATCAGCGATAAGACCCTTCTTATCCTGTGTATATAGAACCCCATTTGCCGCTACACCTAAATTACTATCTTTGATAACTTCCTTCAACTCCTGAGTCGTATATTCGTATGTACCACCATCTTTACCCACTAACTTATATGTTGTATCTAATCCTTTTATATTAGCTTCTGCATCCCAATTTTCAATCTTACCAACTTTCGTTTCGGGACTAATATTTAGAGTCATAATGATTGATGGATACAGTGATGTTAAATCCAAATCATATATCCAATCATACTTTCCAACGATGGGTTCTTTTACATATGCCCCAATAAACTTCTCTTGGTTGTTATCTCTAAGAGCCTGCATTCTTTCTTTTCTATCTCTTGGTTTATTGGTTGCTACTAATCCTTTCTTTTTAAGATATCCCAAACAAGCTCCTTCTAACCACTTGATGAATAGAT